ACATCAAAAGAAGTAACGCTAGGATAGTAACTAAAGCAATTCCACAGCTCCAGCTCGTCAAGTCGCATCCTAGGAACTTCTTTGACATCAAAGCCTCTTTGTATGAATGCAGAGATTGGCAAGCGGTAGAATATAGCTCCATTTTCCATAATTGCATGAAAGAGTATCGGACGCCCTGTAATCGATGCAAACCCAAAAAGTAAGCAGTCTTCCACTTCTCCATGGTGTTCTTTAAGATCATAGAGATATTCTCTTCTTACCTGCGCATACGTTGCAGGTATGTTTACGTTTAAGTAAGCCATTCAACATAAAGTCCTATTGTATTGTGATTATTACAGCGCTGCTATAATTAATATAACAACAACGACGCCAGCACCGATACACACTTTTCTGTGATCTTGCCAGATTTGTTTAATTGTTTCCATTTTTCCTCCTAATGTATTTCACCCCAGTTATTTCCTGCTTCGTAGTCTACCTTATTGGGTATTGCAAGTTCAACTGCTGATTCCATTACTTGAATAATGCGTTTAGCCTGTTTATCATTTTCTACAGAAATGTCTAGTTCATCATGAATCTGAATATGGGGGATTATTCCTTCTTTATATAGTTCTAGCATACATTTTTTAGTCATATCTGCAGCTGAACCCTGTATTAATTTATTTAAAGATTTATAGGTAAATGCCCTTTTAATACCAGGACCATGTTCAAGGATAGCTTGTTCATGAGGAAGGGCTTTGTGTATTCCAAAATAATTTGGTTCCCATAAATGGAAACGACAAAGTCTTCCTAATAAAGTTCTGATTTGTCCTCGTTGTTGCGCCCGTTGAGAGACAGCATTCATTAATTGTTTAACGAAAGGAACTTTTGAATGATAAGTTGCAAAAAGATCGTCAGATTTTTCTTTACTAACTCCTAACTCAGCTTGAAGTTTAGCTTTTCCCATTCCATAAAATAATCCTAAATTAATTGTCTTGGCCTGTTTTCTAGGAATTTGTGCCATGTCAGCTACAATACCATGGAAATCAGCGTTGCCTTCTTTATAAGCGTCCACCACAGTGAAGGCCGAAGGCAACTGCTGAAGAGATGCATAATGTACAACCAGTCTTGGTTCCTGTTGATTGTAATCAAAGCATCCCCACACACAACCATCCTCGGGAACAAAAAGGGATCGAATCATTGGCCCAAGGTCTTTATTGCGTGCGGGAATCTGTTGTAAATTTGGATTCGAATAAGAAAATCTACCGGTAACGGTGCCTCCTTGATCAGATCTTATTTGATTAATATCTGCATGAATTCTACCTTTGTGCTCGTGTTTAATAATAGTATCTATAAAAGTGGTATGTGCCTTGTTAATTTCTCTAGCTTTTGCTATTTTCTTTACTAAAGGATGAGAGTGTTGTTGTAAAAAATTTTTTGTAAAGGAAGGTGCTTGTGTTTTTACAGTTCGTTCGTAAGGTAATTTTAATTTGTCAAAAACTTTGGCAATCGATCGTGCTGCCCATATTTGGGCATCTATTTGGGTTTCTTTTTTTATTTCTTGCAGCAGTATTTTTTCTTCTGATAGTAATTTTTTTTTCAACACGTGAGCTTTTTCAACATCTACTCGGACGCCCTTAAATTTCATATCAACTAAACAAGGAAATAAATCTGATTCCAATTCAAAAATAGACTCTAGATCCTGGTTGCTTAATTCTTGTTTCAATTTTTTCCATAACTGATAGGTGACATCAGCGTCTCGTTCGGCGTACTCTCCGACATACATCGCAGGAAGTTTCCACATTTCGGCTTTAGGATCCACTCCCCATTCTTTGGCACCATTAATTAAAGCGGCTTCATTTTTTCCATATCCAACATACTCTCGACCTAAACTATTTAAATCATAACGCATTCTATTTTCATTAATTAAAGATGCTGCAATCATGGTATCAACAATGTCTCCTTTAATTTCTATTCCCATGGCACGAATCCAACAAACATCGTACATGGCATTGTGAAAAATTTTAAGAGATGAAGATTTACAAAGATCGCTAAACCATTGAATTACCTTCTTTTTTTGAAGGTTGCCACCCCCTTCATGATCAAAAGGAAAGTAACCTTGATAGCCTTCTGTTGCGACAGAGATGCCTACAACTTTTCCATTTCCAATAATGGATCCTGATCCTTTTGTTTTTAAATCAGGATCTGAAGTTTCTAAATCGATAGCAACTTCTTGACGGTTGGTTAAATCAGGAAATTTTTCTGGTTTGACCCATTCTGTTTGAGCTTGGAATAAAGGAAATTGTATCACTTCTTTTCCCCTTGAGTAAAACCATGTGGTAAAGGGAGAGTTTGTTCGCCATAATCTCTTTCAATAATCATATCAATATAATGTTTTGCTTTTTCTAGATCTTGAACTTCTCCTTTATGTTGATGGCGACAGATATATTTAATAGCATTCCCTTCCGCAAAAGGCAAATTATTTTCATTGATAAATTGAGCGGGCTGAATTTTCATGTCTTTATAGTGAGATCCTCCAATTTGTTTTTTGTATACCTTCATATTTTAAACTCCTTGCTTCGATCCTTGCATCGGATTAAAAATAAATTTTTACTGCATCGGGTGAGACCAACGTACCAGACTCTTTGCTCTTCATCTTGTTTCATGATAGTTTTTGTTGCTCCTTTTATAGTGTTGCGTGTTTGATTTTGGAGAATAATAACATTGGTTGCTTCTCCTCCTTTTGAACTATGGAGGGTGAGTACTTTTACTCTTGGTTTAAGACGCAAATCTTCTCCATTGCTTCGCATGGTTCTGATATAAGTTTTTGTGTTCGGAGTCACTGCAGTGAACGCATCGTACCATTGAAGTTGGGAATCGAGTTTATATTCTTTTTTTAAATCACTTAATTTAAATAATTTATCTTCGGTCTCTTTTAATTTTTTATCAAAACGTTCTAAAAGCCTTTGGACTTCGATGGTGTTGAGTTCTTTACCTTTTTTCCATGCTTCCCAGTTTAAGATATCTCGATAGAGGGATTCATTCATACTTCTTCCATCTTTAGTTTCAAAATAAATGCCGCGTCTTCTTAGATCTTTGAGAATAGGTTTTAATAAATCATTGGTTCTAGCTAAGATATACCAATCTCCTTTTGAAAGATTGATTGGATCAATAGAAAAGAAGATTTTTAGAGTACCTTCTTCAGGCGTCGGAGTATTCCAAGGTTTTGCTAATCTTCCTAATTTAATATTATCTAATCGCAGAAGAGCTCGTTGATGTATTATCTTGGGTACTCGTCTGGATTGTTTAAGGGGTATTTCAACTGCATCAAAGTTAATAAAGGAATCAACATCAGCGCCAGCCCATCCAAAGATAGCCTGGTCATCATCGCCTGCAATATAGATATCTTTTGTGTGTGGTTGCAAAGCCTTGATCATTTTCCATTGTAAAAGAGAAAGATCTTGAGCTTCATCAACAAAGATAACATCAAATTCAGGAACCTTTGCTTCAGGTAATTGAATCTGATTTATAAATCGATTAAGCATGTCATTGTAATCGATGAGTTGGTATGTGTTTTTGTAGTCGTCAATATGTTTAGCGACAACTTGAAGTTTATCTCTTTCAATTTTTCCAAGATGTTCATTACGATCTAATTGATCTAGTATGCTAATATTCCTAACACTGGCTAAATTGATTAAGCTTAAGTACTCACTGTTTGAAGTGAAGATTCCATTAAATTCATTTTTTTCGTAGGTGGCATATTTAATTCTTAATCCGCATTCTTCTCCTATGATTTTATAATGTTCTTCTTGCATAACATTTTCTTCTTGAAGTCCCAGATATCTGAAAGCAAAAGAATGTAGTGTTCTAAAATGTTTAACATCTTTTTTTTCTAAAAATAAATAAGTCTCTAGAAGCCTGTCCCTTGCTTCGTAAGCGGCTTTGCGGGTAAAAGCAAAATAGCCAATACGATCGAGAGGGGTGCCTGCTTCTTTGTACTCTCCTACTTTATTTAATAATGTTTGTGTTTTTCCGGTTCCTGGAGGTCCTACAACTTTATAATTCATTAGTAATTAGGTTCCTTTCGTTCAGGTTTTTTATATTCAATTTGGTCAACTTTCATTTGTTTAAGACGCCAAACTTTTTGAGTTTTATTATTGATGTTACAAGAAACATCATCTTCGGCTCCTAGTTCTTGTTTCATAATAATTCCAGTATCTCTAGCATCTAGTTTCCATTTGGTCGGTAAGGTTTCAAAGAAAGAAGAAAAAATAAAATAATGAAATCCTCCTTCAGTCCAACAGAGTCCTCCTCTAATATCGCTTTTTGTTTTAGCTTGGGTTGAATTAACACAGTATGTGTAAAGATGTTGATACAATTGATCTTTAATATCGGTTCCTGCGGCTGGATGAATTGTAACACAATTTTTTGACACTTGATTAAGAAAGGCTCTAAATTGTTTGGGAGATAAAGGATCCGGATAAAAATCGGCTTGTAACCAAATTAAATCTAAAAGAAATTTTTGAGTTGTAAAGATTCCAGGACTGGCTGCTTCACATTGAGCTGGTTTTCCATCTGGTTTTTCCACCATGAATCGAAGTCGGGGAGTAGTACTCATAATCTTTTGTAAACCAGAAATAAGAGGAAAAATAGAATTGACGTCTGATTTAATTCCAAATTTTCTTTTAACGCAAATATGTTTTACACATTTCGGTTCTAGAATTTCATCATTACAGGTATGTCCCGCAGTATCTTTACTCCAGGCTTTGATTTTGTCATTAATTTCTTTGAGAGACCAAGGTTTGGTAAAATATTTATTGGCTTCATTAACTTTATCTGGCCATTGGTCTTTATATTTTTTCTTTGCAAAAACCATATAATTATACATAAAACGATCTCTGCCATCTCCTAATTTAGTTTTTGACAGCCGTTGCAAACAACATGGTCCATCTTCAAATTCAGGATCTCCTCCTTTTAAAACTTCTTCTTCACAGCGTGTGATGAGTTTTTCTAATTCTGTAGGATCTAATTGAGATTCTTTAGCTATTTTAATGAATTGTTCTAGAGATAAAGGCTCGTTGTCTTTATTAAGAGCATGACGAGTTGTTTCTTTTTCTTTTTGGTAAGGAAGATTAATAAAATTTCCTGACAAATTTCCATTTTCATCAGGTTCTAGTTCAACTTGTTTAGGATAAATTTCAGTGGTTCTTGGTAATTCGAGTGGTAAAAGTAATGAAGCTAATGAGTCTCGCATGGTTTGTGCGTCGATGGCTTCTTTTAAAAATAAATAAATATGTAAACCTCCACTTTTTGATCGGCACGGGACTAGAGGTAACTTATATTTCTCTATATAGGAGAGTAAAAGTGGTATGTTAAAGTCTTTATAATTTTTAGCATCCACGTCAATACATCCAAAAAATGCTTTGCCCTCTTTAGTACAAGGTTGAATTCCTATGGATATTTTTCCGTCTAAATGTTGTTTGTAATGAAAAGGGGTGACTGCTTCTTGAGCCCACGCGTAGGGGGGTTTGATCTTATTTCTTTCTGTATCAAACTCAGCCTTGGACATATCGGCTTTGCCAAAGTTTTCTTTGAGTCCAGAAAATAATTTTATATATTCATCTATCATACATCCCTTTAAGTGGGGCGGCTTAAGTCTC